TTTAAAACAGTTTGGGTGGCAACAGCCAATAGTAGTAGATAAAAATATGATTATCGTTGCTGGTCATACTAGATATCAAGCTGCTATGTCACTAAACATGAAAACAGTTCCAGTCAGAATGGCTGATGATTTGACTGATCTGCAAATCAAAGCATATCGTATGATTGATAATAAAACCAATGAGTTAGCTTCTTGGGATTATAAATTATTAAATGACGAACTAAATGAATTGTTGGACAATAATTTCGAGATCGAGGAGTTTGGGTTTGATCTCGATGAAACTCAAAAATTATCAGGTACAGTTCCTGAATTTGAGTTAACGAATGATTTAGTCGGAGAAACTCATATTACCGATGATTTAAGTTCGTCAAATATAAAAATGGTACAGTTATTTTTAGACACAGATACTGAACCATTGTTCAAAAAAATGATAGCTGAATTACAAAAATTATACGAGACTGAAAATCTTACTGATACTGTTTATCAAGTTATAAAGTCAAAATATGAAAGTTTATGAAAGAAATAACAGTAAAGCAAATGATCTCTCAAGAAGAGGTCGATAGTCTTGAAGGCAAATTTTTAGACCACACACACTATGATACGATAATTAATGAGGATACTATTATTAGGAAAGAAAACGGAGATCCTTTAATAGTATTCATCAAAAACTGCATTCCTAGTAATCAAGCAAAACAAGCTTACTATGCTTTTCGTAAAGCAGTTGCACCGACTAATAACAGAGCCATAGCTGCAGGGCCACTAAACGTAAAAGTTGGAGACGTTATTGATGGAAATGTTGTGGGCAAACTTTTAGGCGGTAATAGGTATGCACCTGTTCGTAAAGATGGAACATTATCTAATTCAGTAATGGGAAAAACAGTTGATAGTGGTATCATTGGATATGCTGATAGATATGCAAGAATACCATATTGTAGAACAACAGCTTTTACTGAAAAAAATTTAGAGGATTATAAAAAAACATTACCATATATCCAGAGTATCTCGGACTTATTTCGTCAGTATTTACCAGAAAGATGGGAAAAACAATACGAGATGCACGAACAAACTAGCAACGATTTTAAGATTGCGAATACTGTATTTACCACTATTACTGTCAATAAAAACTTTAGGACAGCCGCCCATTATGATAAAGGAGATTTGCCAGAAGGATTTGGTAACTTAGCGGTGTTGAAAACTGGTGAATATGAGGGTGCTTATACTGTTATCCCTAAATATCGAGTAGGAGTAGATGTACGTAATTGTGATCTAGCACTTTTCGATGTCCATGAATTGCACGGAACCATATGAGAGAATATCAATTATCTGTTATTATCGTAAAAAAATGATAGATTGTGGCTCTGCAGAACAAGAACTAGAAAGGGTTAAAAATGCTGGATCATTTTAATTATCGCACAGATACTACTGACGAAACAGTACTAAAAGAAATATTAAAAAAACAGGCATACAGAAAAAAGAAGATAGACTTTAAAATTGAAGAAGATGATGTTTGGTTAGATGGTGGAGGGCATATAGGCATCTTTGCACTATATGCAGCTCAAAATAAGGCGAAAAAGGTTTATTGTTATGAGCCTGAAGATGAAAACTTTGATTTATTATTAAAAAATGCTGAATTAATAAAATCAAAAACTACAACAGATATTGAATGTGTAAAGGCAGGTATTACACAAACTACACAAACTGGTAATTTTACGATTGCTCCAAATACATGGAGACACAGTCTATTAACGCACTATAAAAAAAAATTACCTACTAAACAAATACAATGTATTAGTATAGACGAAATACTCAAACAACATCAAGATATAAACTGCATCAAACTAGATATTGAAGGTTCAGAACTTGAAATATTAAAAAACGATCACGACTTTAGTAATATAAAGAAACTTGTATTTGAATACTCATTCACTAAAGATCGAAGTATGGAGAACTTCTTTTTTTGTGTAAATAAATTATCAAAATATTTTGAAGTTGATGTGCAAAAAAGTTTCCACAACCAATCCTATCAAGGTGTAAAAGGATTATGGGGTGGCTTTATAGATAATATTATATTCTGTAAAAAAAAATAACACTCGAAAGAGGAACTGATACAAACAGTTAAAAAGAGGAGCAAATGGCTAGACCAAAAAAACATAATATCGATACTAAACAATTACAAAATTTAGCTAGGTTAGGTTGTACTAATACTGAAATAGCTGACTTTTTTGGTTGTACTGAAAGTCTTATTCGAAAGAGTTATTCCGAAAATCTAACAAAAGGAAGAGCGGAACAGAAAATGAGGCTAAGACAACTACAATGGAAATCAGCAGAAAAAGGAAATGTAGTAATGCAAATATTTTTAGGCAAGCAAATGTTAGGACAAGCTGATAACCCTGAAAACAATAATATGAGCGAACCATTACCATTTATAGATTAATATGGCAAAATATCGAGGTAGAGAAGTAAAACTAAATAAACCCATGCGAGGTGATGTTAAGAAGTTTAAAGTTTTTGTAAAAGATAAAAGAACAGGAAATATCAAAAAGGTTAATTTCGGACAAAAAGGCATGACTATAGGTAGAAACGATCCAGCTAGGAGAAGATCATTCAATGCTAGAATGGGTGCTGTGTTGGATAAAGTGAGAGGGCAAAAGACCCTTAGCCCAGCCTACTGGTCATTACAAGCATGGAAAAAAGGTTTCAAGCTGTGAATGATACATCAAAGATTATGCAATGGCTTAATCAAAGAGTTAACGAGCTGAAACCTACGGAGAAAAAAGAATATTATTTGAATACAGAATATGCTGGACGCAGAGTAACTATACAAGTAAAAATTGATGCCATTAACCCAAGCACAACAAAGAGTAGTTGAAGATAACTCTAGATTTAAAGTTTTAGTTACTGGTCGGAGGTTCGGTAAAACACATTTAGCCATAAGACAGTTAATAAAATATGCGAGTCACCCAAATAAAAAAGTTTGGTTTGTGTGTCCTACTTATAGACAAGCTAAACAAGTCTGTTGGGTTTCTTTGAAAGAAAGATTACTTGATCTAAACTGGATTAAGAAAACTAATGAAAGCGATTTATCGATAACACTCGTAAATAATTCAGTCATTGCTTTACGAGGAGCTGACCGCTCTTATGATAATCTTAGAGGAGTTGGGCTAGACTATTTAGTCATGGACGAATTTGCTGATATACCAAGTGATGCGTGGTATAGTGTGCTAAGAGCAACATTATCAGATCGTAAGGGTTCAGCACTATTTACAGGAACACCAAGAGGATACGGAAACTGGGCATATGATTTGTTTTGTAAAGGCAATGAAGATCAAGACTGGTCAAGTTTCCAGTTTACTACTCTAGATGGTGGACAAGTCGATACAGATGAAATTGAACAAGCAAAAGCTGATTTAGATGTAAGAACTTTTCGACAGGAATATCTTGCTACTTTTGAAACTTATGCTGGTGCTATATATTATAATTTTGATAGAGAGCAGAATGTTCAGACGATAAAACAAGATGAAACAACAGTACACATAGGAATGGATTTCAACATCAATCCGATGTCTGCTGCTATCTTTCAGTTGAAAAATAATGTAATAAATTTTATAGATGAGATAGTGATATACTCATCAAACACAGAGGAGTTAGTTAAGGAAATCAAAACCAGATATCCTAACAGACAAGTGATAGTTTATCCAGACCCAGCATGCAGGCAAAGAAAAACTTCTGCTGGTGGTAAGACTGATTTAACAATATTACAAAATGCTGGTTTAACAGTAAGAGTAAAAAATCAACACCCTCAAATAAGGGATAGGATTAATGCTGTTAACTCAAGATTAAAAAACACAAACGATCAAAGAATGATGTTTATACATCCAAAATGTAAAAATATTATTAGAGGATTGGAGAGACACCTTTACAAAGAGGGAACTACGCAACCTGATAAGGATAGCGGATTTGACCATATGAACGATGCGATAGGATATGCGGTAGATTATTTGTTCCCTATAAGAAAAAAATATAACAGAGAAATACCTCAGAGATGGAGCGTTAAATAATGTACTCAATAAGTGAAAATATGGAGTCCTTAATTCGAGATAAAGAATTTTTGGAAAATAAACACAGTAACTATGAACTTATGATTTCGAGATGGAATTTTTATCTTAGATCATACTTAGGCGGTGAAGAATATAGATCAGGCGGTTTCTTGCATGAATATGCACTAGAATTAGATTTAGAATATCAAAACAGGATTAATTACACACCAATAGATAACCATTGTAGAAACATAATTAGTATTTACTCAAGTTTTCTATTCAGAGTGCCGCCAACTAGAAACTATGGGATATTGGAGAGTGATCCTAGTTTAGAATCATTCTTAACTGATACAGACTTAGATGGACAGAATTTCAATGCGTTTATGAAGAACGCACAGACTTATTCTAGTGTATATGGCAATGTATGGATATTCGTAGATAAGCCAGAGACTAATGCTCAAACAAGAGCAGAGGAACTTAGTCAAGATATTCGACCTTATCTGACAATGATTACTCCAGATAATGTGATGGACTGGAACTATGTTAGAGCGGCAAGTGGTCGATATGTATTAGATTACATCAAAGTTCGAGAAGAAGTTACATCAGATGGTTCATATTACAGAATGTGGACACCAAATGACATTTCTTATGTGTTTGTACCAGAAAGAGGAAAGCCGAAAACATTAGAGGTAAAACCAAATCAGATTG